TTTTTCATTCTCTTTCAACACAGGGGGGTTAAATCCCCCACATTCCACCTATATTCACTTTTTTTACAACCATTTAAACCCAACCTGAATTCCTTGAGGCGGTATAAAAAGGGGGTATGGGGTAATCCTACAACCCCACCCCCTTACCTCATACTTAATTCTCATATAACTAATTTTAAACAACAATATAAGGAGATGAAATAATGATAGATTATGTTTTAATAACCCTATTAAGCGCCCTAATACTCGCAGTAGCATTAAGGCAAATAAAAAGCGATGGGTACCTAGTTTTACCCAAAATAGAAAACGGAAAATTCCAACTAAACGCCCTATTCTATATTCTAATAGGTGTATTTGCAGGGATACCCACCATACAAACAGTATATCCTAGTGTACATCCTGGGGATGGATTATCTCTACTGGTCGGTTTTGGAATAGTATTCACTTCGATATATGGTACAAATGGATTAATTGACTACGCCGTTACTATATCTCCAATTGTAGAACCAGAACCAACAGAACTGGAAGAAGAAGGCGGAGCATAAAAAACACCTATTTCATCTTTTTAAGAGGCAGGAATAATGGACAATCACACTTGCATACAAAAAGATAATATAACAAACATCAAAGAAGAACAAAAAAGATTACGAGCAGACCTAAAATACGAAGCACGGAAACACGAAGACCTACAGAAAACCATAAACGGAAAACTGGACAAAATATGCAGCGCAATCAGAGAAGGCGACGATAGAAACATCAAATACATATTCCTAGTAATGGGAATGTTTCTAGGAGCCATCATAGGAATACTAGGCGTTTTCACGGCATTCATAAAATAAAAATAGCATTCATAATAAAATAAAATTTTAACCCCAGGTGATCAACTATGGCATACAGCGCTGAAGTCAAAGAATACGCAAAACAACTATACCTTACTGTAGGTCCTGAAGGTGATCATCGATACAGTTTCAAAGAAATCCTGGACAAAATTTGCCAAGAATTTGTCACCGTCAAAAAATTAAAAAGACAGACAATTATTTCACCAAGATACAAACAAAAAAAGGTGTTAAACACCAAATTCTGAAACTAAAAAGCATTTTAAAACAAAAATTACAAAACACTTTACGAACTACTGATAATAATAACTTTCCTAATTTTCATGCAAAATTTCCCAGAATCCCTGGAAATTCCACGAATAAAACAGGGAACTTTACCAAAAATCTGTGAAACTTTAACAAAAATTCAACAAAATTTATAGGACGATCTAAAGATGACCGCTGAAGAACCAAAGCCGTGGGATAGACAAAAAAATGAGTCTGGCGCGAGTTATACTTTATTCAATGAATATTTAAAGTTAGGACCATTACGAACCATTCCACAACTAGAGAAAAAACTGAAAAAACTAGAAGGATCTGGAGAGTTAGAGAAAGCCCCCAAACAAAAAAATCTTTATGAGAAGTCAACGACTTGGCATTGGAAGAAACGGGCGGAAGCTTATGATATTCACAGGATAGAAGAGGAAAGAAAAGAACTAGAAGAATACGCCCTTAACCGTCGGAAGGAACGTTTAAATCAAAGCCATGTGCAGAGTAAGATTCTTCACAGGAAGTTTGTGGAACACCTGGGGAGTGATGAAGAGAAGGAGAAGTTGGAGATCCCTATTGTTGAGGTTGATCCTAAAAAGAAATTGAAGCCCACCCAGGAGGCATACATCGCTTCGGAGTTACTTAAAGGTAAACGTATTGTAGAGGAATCCGAACGATTAGACACTGGGGATGTTACTGAACGAACCGAACAGTCTGGTAAGTTTATTCAGAAAATAGAGAAGAATGAGAAATCTTCAAAGTTACGAGATTTATTTGAGAAGGCAGAGGAAGGCAACGAAACTGATGGATCAGAGGGTGGTGAGGAAAAATGATTGTAAACTCCTTTCGACCGAACACAGTACCATCCAGCAGTCCAGGATATAATCAGGGAAACAATCTATAAAAACCCGTACATACCGATAGAACCTTATCATCGGCAGCTGTGGTCAATATTTGAAGTGACCCAGCCCATGATAAACAATAAAGCCCACAGCATCCTATGTGGAGGTGGAGGATATGGGGGTAAAACCTATGAAGGGACAATGCTTGCTGGGCAGTACCTGGAGGTTGAAGATTACAGCTGCCTCGTCACCAGACACAACTATGCCGAGCTCACCGGCCAGGATAGTATCTGGGAGAACAGTAAGAAATGGTTCTGTGAAGACGTTGAACGATTAGAAGCCATCGGAGCGGAACCCTGCAAAGTCCATGAAGGCAAACTCCGGATTAAAAGCCCCTACGGTGGGGTAATATGGTTTAAAGCCTTTGATAATATCCGGAAAAAACAGAAAGTCAAATCAGAAGGATACGACCGGATCATAAACGACGAAGCCAGTGAATTACACCGGAAAGTCCTACAATTCCTATACCGTTCACTCCGAAACGCCCGGGACGCATTCATACCACTCAGCTTCATAAACCTAAGTAACCCAGGTAGTAGTGACCCCAAATCAGACAGTACAGATTACCTCTGTAAGATGTACGTTGACGGTCCACGTCCCTACTTTTGGATGGACTGGAGACATAACCCATTCATAGATCCTGAAGTTTATTCTAACCAACTCGACGAGCTAGACCCTGTTGATATTGAATACCAGAAACATGGTAACTGGCATTACCGCCCCGCCAAGGGCGACCTATTCCCAGAACAACTACTCTGGGACACCACCAAAAAACGACTGCCAGCGGTGCAGATTGTCCGTAACCTCCGCGGAATGGACATGGCCATCACAGAAGATGGTGACTACACGGCCATGGTCAAATGGCTCCTAGATAATCGTGGCCATAAATACATCCCCTGCGTAGTTCGTCGACAAACCGAATACCCCGAGGACCTCCTCTACGAAGTGGTGGAGAAAGATAATCCACGATGGGAAGAGGGAATATTCAACACCGAGTACTACCTTGAGAAAGGGTTAGCTGAAAGCGGAGTACTCGCTAAGAGATTGATTGACAGTGTATTGGAAGAGTTCCTAGATAAAGGATTATTTATCGATTACGTGCCACCGGTGAATAATAAATTCACCCGGGCGCGGCCCATGGGACGTGCCTGGAAAAACCATGAAATAACCATGATAGACCAAGCCAATATCCTCGGTGAACCCTGGGTGGAAGAATTCATTGAAGAGCTAAAGGACTTCGGACCCAACCCCAAGGAATATGGTCATGACGACCAGGTAGACGGAGCCAGCGTAGGATTCAATAAACTAGACAGTGGTGGAAATCCGTTTATTAATACTAAATCACGATATGAAGCCGCAGTAAAGAAGAAAACCGTAGGGAATCATGAGGATCGTTTATCATTCCTTATAAGGAGATGAGATATTTATGGGATTAAGAAGTAGCATTGGAAAAGTCGCAGCAGCGGTGAATCAAACATTATTCCGGAGGACCAGCACCAACCCCAACACTGATGGATCCTCAAGGTACCCTTGGATCGATGATATCTATGATTTTGACTACAAGAAACATCGCAGGTACAGGGATTACCGGAAAATGATGCGGGACCCTCAGGTCAAAGTGGGAATGTCCATCTTACAAACTTTTTTCCTCAGCCGGAAACTCATCGTCACCCCTGGGGGCGACGACACCTTGGATAAGGAGGCCGCGGATTTCATTCGGAACGAACTCGAGAACGAAATGGAAACCCCGCTCCGCCAGGTCCGTAAAAACCTATACACCGCCCTACCCTACGGATTCAGTGCAAATGAAATGGTTTACCGGCTACGGAACGATGGTCGAATAGGACTAAAAGGGATCTACGGAATACACAGGAAAACCCTAGATCACCGGGATGCATTCCAATTCAATGACCAAGGTGAGCTCACAGGTATAGTACAGAGTACAGATGTAGGAATGCCCAGTGCTGATCCCATCCCAATCGAGAAAGTTCTCCTGTATAGTTATGATATGGAATTCGATGACCCCCGGGGTCAGTCCATGCTCGATGAAGTTTACAAAAATTATTATATGAAGAATAAAAACCTCAAAGGCCTTGCTATATTCCTTGAAAAGTTGGGATCACCATTCCTACTAGCCAAACTAAGTAAAACAACAGCAGATTATAAAAAAGAGGTTGGTAATCAATTTGACCAAATAGAAGCGGGTCGAACTAACATGACCATGGGGAAAGAGGATGAAGTCCAGATAATGGAATCTACCCATGACGGCAGTGCTTATCTGAACAGTATTCAATTTCATAACAACACAATATTCAGACGATTCTTTATCGGTACTCTGCTACTCGGGCAGGATAACGACCAATCAGGTTCCCTGAGTCAAAGTCAGAGTCAGACAGAAATATCATGGCTACTATTTGATGGGGTGCATGAAGAGATAGCAGCTGCGATGCAGAAATGCACAGACCAATTATGCCAGTGGAATTTCACCGGGGCGAAGAATCCGAATATAAGTTATGAGAAGTTCAGTGAGGAAGATATCCTAAGATTACTCGAAGCATTACAGCCCTTGATTGATAAGATGGTGATAGATGCTGACGAGGAATGGTTGGATGAGATAGTGGCTATGATCGTGAAGAAATACACTAATATTGACATCCAAAAAGAAACCGTCACAGAATCAACTGTTGTTATGGATTCTGGGTCTGTGAATCTTTCTGATGATGAATCAGAAAGCGATATGAAGAGTACACTTGAAAATATCGTACCTGCACCCATAGGGGAAACATAAAAAAAAATAAGAAAGAAGAATAGATTATTTATTTCTTCTTCTTTTTCTTCTTCTTCTGGAATTTTTCGACATATTCTGTTCCAGATTCATTTCCTGCGGGCTGTGGTATTATTTCCTCTTCTTCTTCAGGCATTTAATCACACCGTTTTTGGTATTGTTAAAAATAGTAATATAAAACTTATAAATAAAACAACGTTGGCTGTTATATATAGATTAAACGAACGTTTAAAAGATTTCATGTCATCTCGATATATATTTCTATTAAAAATAAAAGCTTCTTCTATATGGTATAAGAAATCTTGAAGTAAATCTAATTTATTACATGTCCTTAACTGTTTATACCTTTTTTCTTCAAAAATCTTTATTTCCTTATAACCTTTAATTTTAAACACTTGATAGAAAAAAAATCCAGACGAAAATATTAAAATTAAAAAAACAGCAATGATTAATAAATAAATCCATAAATATTCAGTATTCCAGATGAATTTAAAATAAATCTGTGCTAATGTTATCTCAATAGAAGTAACAGCAATCATTATCGTGAAAAATGTTGAATTCCTACTTTTTAATGAAGAAATATTGCTTTCAAGCCTGTTATATAATAAATTAGATTGTTCTAATAGAATTTCAGTTCTTTCAACTTTAGGATCGACTGTCATTAAATTCACTAATAATAATGTTATTTTTTACCATAAGAACTTTTCGTGGTGTGCATCATGGCAATATTAAAACAAGCACCCCAAGAACATGTCATGCCTAATGGCCTTAAAAAACAGGTACAACTCAATGAGCGCCGCTTTAAAATCTTGATGCGTGACATCAGGAATGATGTAACCCGCTTAACACAAAACAGTGAAGACCTGGATACTTGGATAGAAAAACTTGGAGGATACACTTCCCAGAATGTTTTTGTCACAGGACCCGCTGCGGAAGAGGCGACGAAGATTGTTTCAAATATAATGAACGCCTCCAAATTTAGCGCCTTGCCCAGGGGAGGTACACAGGAATTAGTCAAAGGTGTGATGTCTGAGAACACCATGCATTATGTGACCAAGATGGGTGAGGACATGAAGACCGAGCTGCGGAAAATCGCAGTCCAAAGCTATGACCAGAAATTAGCTCCCAGGGATATTGCCAAGGAGATGGCCACGAAGATTGATGGGATGACCGAAGCCCGGGCCAGGACCATTGCCAGGACTGAAACTATGAGGGCATCCAACCTAGCGAATTACGCCCATGCCAAACAGATGGGAGCACAAAGCTTTGTAGTAACTAGTGACCCTAACCGGTGCCCATTGTGTGGTGAAGTGTACGGAGACGGCACAATTGTTTTTAGTATTGACCAGAACGACATGATACCACCTTATCATCCAAACTGCGGCTGCATACCCAAATATAGCATGAAATCACCAGAAGACCTCGGTGCCCTAGATACCAGTGAGGAAGTTGCATCTGCTGCCCTGGCATATCATGCTGAGATCCAATTCGACAACTTCAGTAAACTTTGGGATCAGGTAGTAGCAGAAACAGCAGCCTATGCATAAAGGTATATTCACGTTTTTTAATTGTATTTTCAAAAACCCTACCAGGAGGTGGAATGAATTGTTGGAAGAGTAGGTGGAACGATTTGGAGTCCAGGAATCCACTCTATGTGGTTAAATGGCAAACCCACAAGGGTACATGCTACCCCTGAAAGTGTCAAGAAAGACTTTGAGATCCTGAAAAAGAATCTTCCAATACCATTAGGTATTGACCATCTTGACGAAGAAACACTCCAAAAGAATCCAATCTTAAAAAAAATGAACCTCCTCAGCGTAGGAGTGATAAAAGAAGTCGAACTCATAGATGACGAAATTAGAATTACAGAAGCTGAAATCACAAATCCCACAATCAAAGAATTACATGATGCAGGGGAACTACCAGGTTTCAGTAAAGTTTCAGACATGGTAACAGGAGTCGCAACCGTGGCCCGTGCAGACCGTGATGAAAAATATTCAGTAATTCAACGCGTGGACTTTGTTGAAAAACAAGCATGTGAACGATGCCGGGTAAAACCACCAAGACAGGCAAATGCAGGATTCAGCAGAGCAAACGCAAAAGCTATAATAGGAGATGATATATTGCCAGAAGATGGATCAAACCCTGGAAACCAGGGAAATAACCCAGACGGTGAAGGTGAAGGCGAAAGTGAGCCCACCATGGCCGATGTAATGGGTAAACTTGAGAAGATAAACGCCAATCTGGAAAGACAGAACACAGCCCTACTCGCGATTGAGGGTAAACTCGGAATAAAAGAAGCCACCCCACCTGGCGGTGACCAAACAGGTCAAACTCAGCAGCAGGGAGCCGCAGCTGGAAGTTCTGAAGGTGAAGGTGAAACTGAAGGTCAAACTGGCCAGGCATCCACAGCAGCGGATCAGAGGATCAGTGCACTTGAACAGGAAATAAAAGCTCAGAAAGCCAAAGCAGCTGAAGCGGAAGCTGCCGGTATCGTGAATACATTCCTCGAAGCCGGTAAGATAAAACCAGCCGATACCGATAAGCATATCGCCATGGCTAAAGCAAGCCCTGACAACTATAAAGCTGTCATGGAAGGAGCACCCGTCATAATCGACATGAACAGGCACAGCACCCCTGGCGAAGGCCAAGCAGGAAACAGTGAGAATGCAATAGTCGATGAAGAGGGTAACGAGATAGACCTCAGCAAATCCAACGAGGAAATAGGTAAAATAATCAAAAAAGAAGAGGGAGGAGAATAAGTATGGCTGAAAAACCAGATTACGGCCGATTAGGACCCAGAGTACCTGGTAAATGTAAAGAGGGAAACGTAACCATCCAAACAGGATCACCCGTGGGTGGAGATGTCAAAGTACCCGTCTTTACAAACCCCATCAAAGCAGGGGACTGGGTGAAACTCGTAGGTGACAACTTATATGAAAAATGCGGTGCCGGTGACTCACCCATTGGTAAGGCTGTTGGTACTCCACAGTGGACAGGTAAACAACCCACAGCAGATGCTACTTGGGGTAACTATGAACCCAGGAGAGTTGCAATTGAACTGATGGGTAAAGCTGTGAAGACTGTGAAACTAGAAGCTTTAAACACCGAGATTACTGCAGGTAAAAGTGTTAAAGTGGGAGCTACAACTGCCCAGACTTTTGACCTTTTCCATGCAACCAACCTGAATAACACCAGGGCCCTTGTAGGTGCAGCTGCTAACAGTGCAGCGGAGATACCTGTCTTATTCGGATTCTACGGAGTAAGCGCTTAAAATATAAACTAAAAAAAATAGAGGAAGATAATTATGGCAATCGAAACATTACCAGCTGATTTCATTTTAAGGAAACACAACCTGGAACTCTACCTAACAAAGAAGATAGAACCCAAGGTACCATTCCTAAAGATTTTCCCACTATCTGATAACGATACAGGGGAATTCACAACCGTACTTGAAAACCTCACATCCAAGGAGGATCCTAAGATCACCGAGCCCTTAGAGATGCCTGAAGGTTCAGATATAACCGATATCCAGATAAGCCCATTAAACGCTGTTCTGGGTAAAACCATGGCTGTGGGATATCAGTTCCAGTACACTGATCAGTTCCTGAACAGACAGGATAGTCCTGCCAGGATCTCCGCTGCGATAAGTAAGATCATCGCGGGAATGGTACACAAAGTTAACAGGGTCATCCTGGGTGGAATGATAAACGCCGCAGGCAAAGCAGTGCCTGATGATATTAGTGATTGGGCTACTGCAATCGATCCTAGATCTGATGCAATAAAGATGAGGGATGCCTTCAGTACAAATGTAGATGGGGATGAACTACCCTTTGAGTTAAACAAAGCATTTATCGCTGGAACATTCCACAGCAAACTCCAGGAATACTACTCAAATATGAACTGGCCGTTTAACAACAAATCCATGGATGTAGACGGAACCTACTTCGATAACGTCAAAAACGCATTGAATGACTTCGCAGATGTGGACTTTGTAGGTATAGATGACACTGTTCCTGCAGGTATCATAGAGAAATACGTCAATCCTAAGTATTCAACAATTAAAAAAGCAGAGCTGCAGAATGAACAGAAAGACATGGACATCCCTGACAGCCTAATAAACGTTAACTACGTCAAACCACGCTATATCCAGGAACCACACGTCTACCAGATCTTCGCTGAACTCGGATACAACAGCCTGGAACCGGACGGAGTTATGACTGGAAAACTAAGCCCATAATATGGGGCTTAACTAATTTTTTTAGGGAGGATGAAAGATCATGGCTCTTAAACATAGACTAGGCGAACTTGCCAGCATTAAATTCCTGGATGAAACACTTCAAGACCTAGATGAAAGAATAGGGGATGGTGGGGTTCCTGGTTTCACTCAAATTATTGTGAGTATTCCTGTGAATGTTTCAGCGGGTGACGGCACCGGAGCATCTGCCCCAGTTAATGAGGTTGAAGGTTTAGAGGGAATTGATAGCGCGCAGATTAAACCTATCGGAATAGTACCATTAGGTAATCAGGATCAGTTCGTTGATAATGTAGAGGTCGAAGTAGATACCAAAATAAGAGTTACCCTCGCTGCTAATGCAACTGCTCAAAACCAGTTCTTAGTAGGAATAGTAATTAACATGTTATAGGGTGGGATAAAAAATGGCTTTAAAAGAAATTGAAATACCATCATACCAGGATATTCGACAGACACCCGGGGGATACGCATTCGGACTTTACCAGTTCACCAAGGCAACCGCCGAGAAACTGAACGAGGTTATAATGGAATTAAACAAACAAGGAGAGGGAGCTGAGAAGGCTTCAACAACCAAAAAGAAATAAACTCTAAAAAACCAGACGGACAGGTGACACTATGGTATTTAAGTATGGGAATAAAGAGGAAGCTAAAAGCTTAATTGCGGTTAATTTTCCCGCAACAGCCCCTGAAGAAAAACTGAACATCCTCCTAGACACTACATTAAAACTAGCGGATACATTTATTGATAGTGGCATTGAAGATGCAGACCTACCTGCTTTAAGTGGGGGTTCATATCCATCAACCATAGTGGATGCTGCGACTTTCTATGCCGCAGCGGTTGCTTTACAATCTCTCTTCAGTGGAAACGAGGATGAAAACAAAAAGCCTAAATTCTATTTGGATGAGGCGGAACGGTTTCTATCTAGATATATCAGTAAGAAGACCAGGGAATTATTAGAGGAAGAGAATAACCCATACAGTGTATCACAGTCACCAGTTGACAGGGAATACTTATGAGCGGGGCAATCGAAGCCAGTGTTGGCAGTGACTCTTTATTAGGGGCGCTGCAGCAGGGACATGATGAACTACCAGATAAGCTGAATGAGACTGGTAATCAGATCATCTTCATTAAACATCAGTATGCAGTGGATGAAGCTCCTTTTATTACGCATAACCTGCAGGGTTCACTCCGTTTTGAGGCAAACGGCCTTTTATCATGGATTGTTTATCCAGATGAAGGTGTAGCGCCCTACGCTTTATATGTGATCCTGGTAGGTGTTAAAAGGAAGTATGCTGGTAATCCATTTCTGGATCGTGCTGATAGTGCTTCAGATGCTGATGCACAGGCTGAGCTTGACGCACTGGAACAATGGTTATTAAGCATATTCAATTAGAAGGAGGGATAATATGGGATGGCCTGATGACGCATCACAACGCGACAAGAACTTATTAGCAGTACTACCAAACCTCACCGAATTACTAAGTGATACGGAGTTCTTCCCAGGTGGTATACTCCCGGGATTTCCACAGGATTACTTTAAAAGTGTCTACAAGGATGACATTGCAACCCTATTTTTCAAATCCATAGACCATGATAAGACACAGGGAATGCGTAATAAACCCGCATTCGTTTATAGTGTGATTGGTTTATTAGCTTCGGGGACACAGGGCGACGTGCATAGTCGTATAGTGAATAATGCCCTTTTTGTCCGTGCGCGGTTTGATAGTGAATCTGATAATTACAGTGAAGATTGGGCTACCTTGAAGGGTGCGGTCCGTGATACTGAGATAGTTGGATTCGATATCTACCCGGAGAAATCCGGTACAACCATGACTACCTCTGCCGTTATTCAGTTAAAGCACGATGTCCGCTGGTAGATTTTAGAGTTTTAATTGGATTGGATTATTTCCTAATTTTAAATAAAAAAACGAATTAATGGAGGTAAATTTATGAGCGATACACGATATATCGGTTTCAAGGAACAGGTGGACTTCAATACTAAACAGGCAGCGCCCATGTCTTTTGACCTTGTTAAAGGTGTGGATAGCATAGACTTAGACGCACCCGATAATCCCACAATACCCCTTCCAACTGTAGATGACTTTCAGGATGGGCATTTAAAAGGATACTACGTAGCTTCAGGACCACTCAACTACACTCTGGATATCAACACGATAGGTTGGTTCCTTAAATGGGGACTGGGAGGATACAAATTCACCGCAGGAGTTGGTGAAGACCCTAATGTTCATGAGTTCTACAAGATACCAGGACACACCCTCCCTTATGCAACTGCCCGGGTGGGTAAAGACACCTTTGAACACGTATTCACCGGTGCAGTGATAAATAAGATGAGCTGGAACATTGAAAACGAATTACTTAAGATGCAGGCGGATTTCCTTGCAAAGAAGGATGAGAAAGATGTTCTCAGAGAAACATTAAACACCCCGGATGAAGACCTGTACCCAGTAGCATTCTATAAAGCACAAACCAAGATAGACGGAGTAGATATTAGTCCTACTACTGCGGCATGGGGTTTTGACTGGGATAATGGTATCAAACCAGAAACTATGCAGGGACAAAACAGCATGCACCCTTACGGCTTCCGTACAGGAGCTAAAGAGTTAACCATGACCGTGAAGAAAAACTTCGAGGACACTTCTGCGTCCCTGGAGAAATTCTGGGGATCTGCAACCGGACCCAGCACCGCACCACACACACCATTCGCGGTGGAAGAACTCTTTGACTGTGGAGCTTTCGGTAACATAGCTGTAGAGGCACCTAAATGTCACTACACTAAGGTGGACACGAAGATTAAGGGATCAGATCCAAGGACACCGGAGCTGGCTGTTAAACCTGAGAGTACTCAGATCACACTTGCAGACGGAACCACAATCGTTAAAAGTCCACTGTTAATTACCGTGACTAACTATATGGATGAGTACGTCCTAGGAGTATAGAACTCCCTACTTTCTTTTTTTAGGGGGATTATTTTCTTTTATTTTAATTTTAAACAACTAATATGAGGTTATATAAATGTCCAACAAAAATTTAGAACTTGCAGCACGAATAATAAACGGAACCAAATCTAAAAAAACTAAAGAGTTCAAGGTTGAAGGTGAAAAATACACTTTTGAATTCACTCCCTTTGACCAGGGTGATCTTGAGGAATTACAACAGATCCAGAATGAGGGTCAGAAAGCCAGCATGAATATGGAGTCCAAGGAAATTAAGGACGAAAAAGACGGAAAACAGGCTGTGAAGGATAGAGTAGCACGTAAAAAACGTAAAGAAAAAATACGTGAAGAAGTCCGGAAATTCGAACAGGAAATTGAACTGGATAACCTTAGTAGTAAAAATAACCTGGTCAAATACAGGTCCATTGAAATTTCTACTGGGATCCCTGAATATGATCCAGAGGGGCCTGTTGATCAGAAACGGTTGCCACCTGCCCTGTTAGATATGATGATGGATTATATCATTGATGTCAATAACTTAACCCCTAAACAGTTAAGTATTGTGTCTCAGTTTCGCGACGACGAATGAAGGCTTGATGATTGGGCGGCTGCACATGAATGGCTGTCCCATCGCACCCACACAAAGTGAACTAACCGTAGAACAGAGGGTTTTCCTGGAAACGGTGATACCGGAGATTATGACTGAGGAGCGTGAATTCCAGATGCATATTCATGGTGTGAAATTCACTCGCAGATCCAATATCCAGAATCAAGCAGTGCCGAAAAATCCAGATGAAATAGTAGCGGATGGATTCAAACCACATAAGGGTATGAAGCTATTTAAAAATAGTTAAAAAATTTAGAATTTATTTTTTTTTTAGTTTATTATTATCCCGACAACTATACCGAGTACTACACCGGCGATTAATCCGATTAGTATTCCGAATAAACTACCGGCATCTATTATTAAACCAGCTATCAGTCCGAGGATTGTAAATATTATCACAGTGTTTGTGAATTTAGACATGTCATAAGCACCTCCACGTTTATTCTCATTATCCTATTATTAAAATTTTACTCTTTTTAATTCCGAACTTTTAACGGAGCATATACCATGTCCATGACCGAGATAATTGTGAACCTGATCGATAACGCATCACAGGCGTTAGATAATATCAGGAGCAACGCTGAATCTGCTTTTAGTGGTGTGGAATCAGCGGCGGAACAATCCAGCGCAGGACTGGAAAACGCAGCATCAGCTGCAGAGCAAACCGGAGCCGCCATGGACAGCGTTAGCGGGGCTAGTCTGGATGACGCTGCAGCATCAGCGGAAGGGGCATCTGCAAGTTTGGAAACAGCCGCAGCATCCGCAGATCAGGCAGGAGCAGCTGCAGATGGTATAAGTGATCAAGCTATTAACCAGGCGGCGAGCAGTGCCACTGCCCTGGGTGGATCTTTCGATGAGGCGGCCATGGCAGCAGACAAAACTGGAGCCGCCACTGAAAGTATAAGTGACCAGGCCATCAACCAGGCGGCGAGCAGTGCAAGTGCCCTGGGTAGTGGGCTTAATGAAGCCGCGCTTGCAGCTGATCAGACAGGGGCAGCGGTTGAAAGTGTATCGGGTCAATCATTAGATAATGCTTCCAACTCTGCTAATACTCTGAGTTCAAATTTAGATCAAGCTGCAAAATCAGCAGATGATGCAGCAGAGAAAACAGAGCAAATAGGGACTGCAGCACAAACAGCTGAAGACATGTCCACCAACAGCATGCTAGCCATGACCTTAGGTATTGGAGGCATGACTGCAGGTTTAGAAGCGTCCGCCCGGGAGGCGAATAACACTAACGCGACATTTGAGAAGATGGCAAGTGTTAAGTTTCCAGAGGACCAGCTCCGAAGAATGGTCGCTAATCTAACTAATGTTAAATTCCCAGTTCAAGATGCGCTGTTATATATCCGGACACTACGTCAAGTCGGTGTTACTTCAATAGAAGCACAGAACGCCGGGGCGAAGGCGTTTAATACCATAGCAGTTGGAGCTGGTGTAAGTAGTGAAGAGGTTGTTAAATTTTCCAATTCCATGGTTGCCATGGGTATGGACATGAACAACATTCCTGCAGCCTACAATGCAATTGCATACGCGAACGCCAATATGGTGGGCGGATTCCAGACGTATATAAACTGGATGCAGAAATACGATTCTACATTCAAGGAAATGGGTCTGAATATAGATCAAACTGCTGTATTGATAAGTGCCGCGACTAAGAAGTTTGGTGGTGGCCGAGCAGCATACACCGGACTAAACGAAGCCATAAAGGAAAGTAATGGTGACTTAACTGTCCTGGAACAGAAATTAGGAATGCAACCGGGAGCCTTATCCCGGGCATCAGAGGAAACCGCGAAATACAGTGGAAAACTCGAGAAAAACGCGCAGATAAGCCGGGAACATACCACGATATTAGAGCAGGCACAAGCATGGCTCTCTGATTTATCAACTCAGTATGGGGATCTAATCGGAACTGTAGGAAGTTTTGGTGGGATCATTGGGGGAGTGACCGGTACAGTTACAGCTATGTCAACAGCACATATGGCTTTGGCTGGTTCTATTGGCACAGAAACTGCAGCGGAGAATACAAGTACCCTGGCGAAGATCCGTGGTAGAATAGCAAGTGCAGCTAATATTCTAATGAATTATAGCAGCGCTTCATCTTACAGTGCAGCCGTTGGTGCAGCCATGGCACACGCCGGAGCGGTCAGTGCAAACACCGCGGCACAGAACACTAACATTGGAACTACGGTCAGGAATACTATTTCTACAGTTGCAGGTACGGTTGCGAAAGGCGCAGCTACAGCCGCAACAATTGCACAATCAGCAGCCCAATGGGCTTTAAATGCAGCTATGAGCGCAAACCCCATCATGATTGTGGTAATAGCAATCATGGCTTTAATCGCAGCCCTTGGCTACTTGTATTTTAATAATGAGACTGTCAGAGTCGCGGTTGATGGGCTTTGGAAAGGATTACAGGCCCTGGGAGCTTACATCTGGGGTGGTTTGGTTGCCGCGTGGAATGCTTTGACCGCGGCGTTGAAGCCTATCACGGATGCTTTGGAACATCTGGGCGGAGCCATCCTCGGCCGATTGATGCAGGCCATCACACCTCTTATTGCTGCGGTGCAGGCGTTCTGGGCTAGTTTGACCAGTGGTGCTAGTAGTGGTGCTGGTGATATTTTCAACCAGCTCGGATCTGCGGTGATGTGGGTATGGTCGGTTATTGAACCATTCGTGAATGTCATCCTCGCGGGCTTATCTGCGATGCTACAAACGATTGTAGGTATTATCTCTGGTATTATCACATTCATAGCCACCTTGATTAATATCCTTGCGGAGCTCGTCGCGGGTAATATTACATTTGAACAGGCCATGGGCATGGTTTGGAATGCCTTCGGAACCCTGGTAATGACCGTTCTCACCTCGGTAATAAATGGTATTGGTAAATTCGCTATTGAATTGGTACAGAAGGGTATCAGTGCAGCTCAACAGTTCCTTGCTGGTATTGTTACCTGGTTTAGTCAGCTCCCGGGTAAGGTATGGGCTTTACTATTGTTGGTGATTAATCGGGTTTTAACCTGGAAAACTCAGATGATCGCCCGGGCGAAAGAGGTAGGATCTAACTTTGTAAACAACGTTATCAATTTCATACGGACCCTCCCGGATAAGGCGTGGACTTGGTTCCTTAATACTCTGGGTAAGATTGTATCCTTCGCGAGTCAGGCTTACAGCCGCGCAACCCAAGTGGGTAGTAATATAGTTAATGCTATCAGGGATCACCTGGCAGGCCTCCCGGGACAGATGTATCAGTGGGGAGTCAACGCTATTAATTCATTCATTGACGCGATTATAAACGCCATCCCGGGACTGCGCGGTGCCTTGGATATGGTTGCCAGCCTATTCCCACGATCTCCTCCCAAGGAAGGACCACTCAGTGAAGTGACCGAAAAAGGAATGTACAAATATGGTGAATCCCTGGGTACGGCTTTCGGTGAGGGTATAAATGACACTACCGGTGATATATTCAGCAACCTTACACCTCCGGGACCGTTTGATATACCTACACCGGTGAGTTCTCCAGCTGCTGGGGCCATGGCTGCTACTACACCAACGCAGCCCACGAATACAAGTGTGGGCCTGGACACCAGCGCTCTTGCTGAGGGCAATCAGCAAGCTCAAAGCATCATCGCAGATACCGTGTCATTTGCAAATGAAGAATACGGAATGATGCAGACCAACGTGGCCAACGCCTGGGCAGGTATGGCAACCACCACCAGCACCGGTTTCCAGGGCATACAACAGAACATGCAATCCACACTCACCCAGATCGTGGCCAATAATCAGGTTGGTTACAATCAGCTTAAAAATAATACTGCTTCATCGGTTACTGCCATGGTGACGAGTAATAAGAACAGTTACAGCACCATGCAGAAAAATATGAGCAATACACTTACAGCAATCGCCAGCGATAATAAAAGCAAATACACCAGCATCTTAAACACCACCAAAACCACCCTTAACACCTTACAAACGAAAACTAATGATTCAATGGGCCAGGTTAAAACTAGCTGGAATGGAATGCGGAATAGTTTAATCAGTGCTGCAAGCCAGGTCAGGAGTCAGACCACCAACGAGATAAACAGGTTATCCGGAAACATAGCTGTATTCTATAGGAAGATTCAGAACCCAGCCCTCCTCTTGGCAGGGCCTGTACCTGCGCGGTATAGGAATAAGCCATGGTGGACTCATCCGGTAGGTGGTCGTGCTGGTGGTTATGCTGGATCAGGACCAGCAACCAGTAAAGAAATCCGAAAGTTAGATACCAGTCCAGGAATACCATGTGACACCTGGTATGACTGCCACTTCGCGGGCTCCTGGGATTACAGTGATCCGTGGATACAGGAAATAATGAGCATAGTCCATGGATACCGTCCAAGCTTCTATGACATGGGAAGTCTGGGCTTAACAGTTGGTGATTTCGAGAACAGCACCTGGCCAGTATCCGGGAATATGCAACTATTCGATGCACTCGCGGCTCGGATTGTTGGCCGAAGCCATTACAGCTTCTATTATGACAGTAACGGATTAAGTCCATACCAGAACGCTATGAACGGAGCGTATAACTGCTGGGATGGGGCGATGATAATGATCGCCTTAGCGAATGCTCTGGGCTTACCAGCCTATATGGCCCATGGCTACTGGGGCAACATTGGTCATGTCTGGGCCGTGGTAAATGGCCAGATGAGGGATACAACTGCCTTCCAGGGTGGCTATGGCTGGTCGTCTCCGAAGGTTCATGCAGGACCCGGGCCTAAAACTTTCACTGATTTTTCAACAAATAATAATGAGCCACTCGTAATCGAAGAACGATACACCTTTGATTGGAATATTAGCTTCCCAGATGGTGTACCAGAGCACTTGGATGAGGCTGCTATCACAGAGATGTTACTTGATCAGATTGATGATCCTGAAGTGGTCCGACGGCTAGTTAAGAATCGTGATTTCCTGGAACGTTTGAAGACAGAGCTTGCGAAATATGATCTGCGTATTGCGAGGGTCCAGGGCTCATAAAAAAAAGAATTTATAGGAGATTATGGAATCATGGAAAGTTTCACAAACAACCCCACCGAGTGGGGTGTAACAGGAAATCTAATAGGTGCAATCCTTGGAGAATTAACAGACCTCACTGGATTTTCAGGTAATCATAGCACAGTCAGTGCTGGAACTACCAGAGTAATAGATGGCCATGAGATTGTTTTTATGAAAGTGAACTATCAGGCATAAAAAGGAGTTTAAGCTATGGCAACGCAAACTAAGTATCCCACTATCGTCGTGAATGACTCCAACCTCGCTGATAATGAAGCGAACTGGAGCGGCCTCAATAATATCAAGGCAGCGGATGATACCGACGCATCATGCTTAATCGAAGGTGGAGGCACTATCACAGGAAGTACCCAGGATGACCCCACATCTGCATCAACCAGCGGGTCTGGAGCGGGTTGGTACGACCCAGGGGCGGCTGCTGATGGAAGTATATATTATTACGCTGATGTTTATGCTGGTGGTGGTGAATGGAGCCGATATCTCCAACTACGTGGTATGAACTTCAGCATACCCTCCACAGCGGCGAATGGGGGGGCTAATGAAGTTTACAAAGTGAAAGTTGAAGCGGTTGTCAGCGGCCAAGGAACTGGTAAAACGATGGAGGTCCGCCTGGTAACCACTGGTGGAACTGTCTGTAGTCCTATCCTGAAAACCATGCCTAGTTCTAAGGCTACTTTGACATATGAATATACAAATACCCAATGGGGTTTGCCTGCTGCTAGGAGTAATAGTACTGGTTTAGGTGTGAATATCCGTTGCAGAACTAATAATACTAATGCGGGTGTCTACTTTGTCCGTGTAACCGTCTATTACAAATCAGGTACTACAACAAGCAATCCCAACGGTATTTACTGTACTAATTTTGGGTATGATCTTAAAGATAATGCAAAAATAAATAGTGTAAAAGTTGAATGGGAGGAATACCTCAGAAACAACAGCGGAGGAACATCCAGCGTACCATCCATTACGAGTAAGGAAATTATATTATTGAAGGCGAATGATGGGGCTAATGTTTCTAAGGATAGTAGTATCGCTGTATCTACCAGCAGGACTACACGTTCAATAACGTTTACAACGTCGGATATGCCTAATGTTAAAAGGAGTAATATTGAAGATTCTAATTTCGGGGTTTACTTAAACCTTGGATCAAATCAGAGTGTAAACCCTGGTAAAGTGTACTTGGATTTCATCAGGTTAGTAGTGGATTATACTGATCCCACATATAGCCTCGCCGCGACACTAACAAGCAATAAGGTGGTGGGTGAACAGGTAACCTACGTAGTGACCTTGAGTAATACAAATAACTGTCACCAGGGCGTGGCCATACCAGTAAGTATCAGTTTACCTGCTGGTTTAAGCGTAGCATCACAAAGTGGGGATGGTAGTTATAACACTGGGACCGGGAAATGGAGTGCGGTACTTAATAGTCAAAAGAAAGCCACCCTAACCCTGGTCTTAAACACAAGCACATCAGGCAGTAAGACAATCACCGCTAGTGTGGATGGCTTCTCTACAAGTTTATCTAAATCCACTACAATATTAGCCCCTACATATACCCTCACAACCCCATACCTTAAAGAAATTGTCACCGAAACCTACAATGTAACCTACACCATCTCTATAAACGTGAATACAAGCGCAGTATCCACGGTCGATGTTAATATCCCCATACCCGCAGGTATCCAATATGTGTCTAGTAGTGGTAATGGGTCTTACAATTCTGGTACGGGTGTTTGGACTGCTCAGTTTATAAATAAACAAGCCACATTAACTTTTACAATCAAGGGAATTACTGCGGGTGTAATTTCACAGGTGATTACCTGTGGTGGTGCTAGTCTCACGAAGACAATTGAAGTCCTAC